TACCAGTCTTCTTCAAGAAAACACCTTTACCTTCAAGAATAGATTGAAGACATAGGATTTTATTAGATGCCAGGTCAACTTCATCTAGAAGCAACACTGCTCCACGTTCCAGAGCCTCGATGACTGGACCGTTATGCCAAACAGTTTCGCCATTAACAAGACGAAAGCCACCAATAAGATCGTCTTCGTCAGTTTCGATAGTAATGTTGACACGGATTAGTTCTCTCTTGAGTTGAGCACAAGCCTGTTCAACCAAGAACGTTTTACCGTTACCAGAAAGACCCGTGATAAATGATGGGTAGAATAGACGGGACTGAATAATCTTCTTAATATCTGTAAAATTACCAAACTTGACGAAGGTATTATCTTTTACAGGAATGAGATCTTGTTCTACTGCAGGAGTTGCAGGAGTTGCTTGATAGGTTTGTTCTAGTTTTTCTTGAACGGTAAGATTCCACTTACCCCGACCAGTCTTATAGTCATCTAGTTTTTTAGTTACAGTCTGGTAGTTACAGTCATTCATTGAACACCAGGCACGAAGGTCACCAGAAGTAACATTTTCGCCATACAGTGATTGAAGAGAAGTGACTACGTATTCTTTTGATAGTGCCATGATGTATGTGGTGTGGTCAACAAAGCTAATATAGTCTAAAACCACCCCCTAGTGGTGGGTGGCTGGGACAGTTATCGAACTGATCAAGAAATCAGATCAACAAACTGGCTAAGTACTTTCCTATTTAGAGACTTAGCCTTAAGATTTTTGGCAAATGCGGATCTGATTTTTGATTTAGATGCTCCTTCATCAACTTCAAACTCAGTGTCATTATTCAGACTGGTATCTAACATACCAAAATAAGAAGTATAACCAGAGTTTTTAATCTCATAAAATTTTTCTTTACGAATAACTTTCATAAGTTCATCACTAACTTCCATGTACCGACGTAAGAAAGGTTTGAAGTCGTAGTTGGAAGCAATACGAATTCCGATAAGATTTACATCAGGGAAACTTTCTTTCAAATCTTTCAATAGAAGTTCAGTGAATTCATAATATTGACCAGGAACTTTATAAGTGTATCCGGTCTTACGATTACGAATATAGTCACCCATAGTCAATCTACCAACACCCATCTTACCACCCATATACTCACACGTTCTGAATACAGATAAGTGATTGGCCTCTCCATCAGTTAGAATAACTGTGTTAACTTTTTGTACATTATTCTTCATTTTAAATTTAGGAATAATTGTATGAAGACTAACGATTGCCTCATTCAATGGAGTACCAGAAAGAGAGAAATTTAATGGAGCGTCGTACATCGAATTAAATGTCATTGAATAGGCAATTCGATATAGAGATAACATCTGATCATCAAGTTCTGCCTTTCTTGTGTCGCTGGTTAGGAAGTGGAGAAGATTAAAGTCAGGAGAAACTACTAACATATTATCTTCTACTTCTTGATATGTGATCTCACTCCAATCAATTCTTGGTTTGTAGCCGTTACTTCTATCTTCAAGATAATTATTGGTAAATGCATATACATCAAATGGAATGTTTACTTTTTTACAAAACCAAATCAAATTAAAGAGTTGCTTAATCGTAGAAAGAAGAGTATTGGCCATAGAACCTGACCAGTCAAGAATAAAGATAAGACCATGGTTCTTGCCATCAGGCAGTACATTTATCTTCTTGAACAAATCTTCATTGTATTTGTAGGTATGAAGTTTAGTACAATCTAGTACACCAGTTTTTGCAGTAAGTGACCGTGTATATGCATCTGCCGACTTCTTACATTCAAACTCTTTTACAAGATAGTTGACTTCTTTTTGAGTAGATAATTTAAATTTATTGTACTCACTGTCAACATGAGTAAAATCTACTGCAAATGTTTTACGGTACTTTTTTGCGTACTCATCCCAATAAGTTTCTTCAGTAGAAATTTTTGTCCAGTGTTCACGTATTTCTTGGTGACATTTAGCATTTGAAATAATAAGTTGTTCTACATCAACTTCAGGAACCTGATGGTATTGAGGATTTCTACTTTGTTCGGTTATACCATTGAGTTCTTGAGTACCTTCATTGAACGCTTGATCGGTCTGAACTTGTGGTTCCTCCTCAACCCTATCTTCACTAGAACCTTCTGTAGAACTTTCAGTAGAACCTGTAGACTCTGGAGTTTCATTACCAGATGTTTCTTCTTTCTCTGGTTCACTATCAAAAGAACCTTCTTTGTTTTCACTGGTGGGAATATTTTTAACAGTCTCTTGTTCTGTTACTTCACCAATACAATACTTATAAAGAACTTCTGCAGCAAGAACTGCTTCATCAAAAGTTTCTGTTTTACCTACAATGTCTAGAATATCTTTCTCTTCACCATCGTCAATAGGTACATCAATGAAGTTACCGATCTTATAGTAAAGATTAATACGGTCAGCAAGATTCATATCTACAAGATCTTTATCTCCAAGTTCAAAGAAATCTTGGTCAGATAGTTCTTTATAACCTTTATAGAAACTCTTTGCCAGACCAGGATATCGACGTTTCATCAGTTTCTCGATACGAGCATCTTCAGTGACGTTCACAAACTGTTGAGGAACTCGATCTTCCCAGCCCCATTCATTAGGAGTATAAAGAGCATGACCCACTTCATGACCCACCAACATATCATAGACACTCTCACTGGCTCGTTTCCACATAGGAAGAGTCAGAACTCTATTCTCTACATTAAACTGTGCAGTTTCAACATTACGGTTCTCAACTAGAAGATCTTCAGTTGCAAGAAGTTTAGCAAGTTGTGATTTGATTTCGTAGTTGACCATAGTCATTTCGTTTCCGATAGACATAGTATATAACAAAACTCGACCAAAAAATGGACGGGTCGTACAGTTCTATTATTGGCACATAGACCAATCCCCCCCACTTATTAGGTGGAGGGGATTTTAGTTTTAAACTCCTTAGTCGTTTTTATTCGGTAAGAATGTGACGGCAGAACCTCCTTGCGGTACTATCGATAATTTCGCAATCAGAAATACATTGAAAGTAATCTGTGACCTGATCGTGTGTTTCCTCGTTAGTCGTTTTTTCGTCCCATTGCCATGATGCCAGTTCATTCCGTGATAAAAGGTCTTTCATAGTATTCTCCGTATCACTGTATTATATAGTCTACTTTGTGTTAGTTTACTAACATTTGTATATTTGTAATCTAACTACACCTTTCTAGAGAAACCTTTAAACTTCTCGAATCGAATGACTTGATCAAACTTATCTTCAATACCATCCTTATGGGAAATAACAAACACATTTGTGTTTGGTTGCTTGTATCGTATAATTTTCATGAAGTCATCAGAACCACTTCCATCCAGACTACTGTCACAGACCTCATCGAGAATCATCAGGTTAGTATTAACAGAGTTTTTAACTCTAGATATTTCTCTCCAGGTGAATAGTAGAGATAAGTCAATTCTCATCTTCTCTCCTTCACTGAAAGATGCGTAGGAGAAATCTTCATGAATCGGAGATTCAATAGTCTCGTTAAACTCCTCATCAAGTTTAAAGTTGATGTAGAAGTCCATCAATTGAAGGTACTTATTTACCTGTTGATTGATGAGTGGAAGATACTTTTTAATAATTTTTGCCTTGACACCACCGTCTTTAAGAAGACTGTATATGAAATCATGGTAGGAAATATTCTCTTTCCTTTTGGCAAGTTCGTCATATGTTTCGTCAAGGGTTTGGTGTAGGGTTTCTAACTTCTCATGTTCAGTATTTCTATTCTCGAGCTGACTGGTAACAGTTTGAATTTCCTGTTCGAGCCCCCTAATTTGTTTCTGTAGACTAGAGACTTGTACATTGAAAGAAGAAATTTCATTAAGTACTTTTGTTGTTTCCTTTGTAAGTTGAATGAATTGTGATTCCCTCAACTCTTCGTCTTTAATTGCCCCTTGGAGTTGTTCAAACCCCTCACGCAACTCTTCTGCTTTACTTTGGGAATCACTAATTCTATTTACACGGAACGACTCTTCAATATCCTGATTGCAAGTAGGACAAACCGTATTCTCGGTAAAAAATTTATGTTCTTTAACAATAGTTTGTATTCTCTGTGACAGTTTACCTTTGACATTACCAAACTCTCGGAGTCTTTGCTGAACACCTTCATAACTGTCTAAAGATCCATTAAGTTTGATAAGTTCATCCTCCTTGGTAAGACCATCTTTCAAATACTTATCAACATCAAGATTGAGTTTGTTTATGGAGTTGGTCTTTATTACAATATCTTCTTTACTTTGGGATTCTAGTTTCTCAATAAAATCTTTTTGCATACCAACCTTATCCTGAAGAGATTCTTTCTTTAACTGTAGAGTTTTTATATCTTCACGAATCAAACGAATCTTTGATTTGATAAGGTCATTCATCGAAGAGAAGATTTTGATGTCTAACAAGTCTTCCACAACTTCTCTACGACTACTTGTAGGTAGTTGCATAAAAGGGACAAAAGTAGAAGAACCTAAGATTACAATTTGAGTGAAACTCTTGTAGTTCATCTTGAGAACATTCTGTTCCAACCATTTCTGTTGGTCGATTGCAGAATGTGATTGATCTAACTCTTCATCGTTACGAGAGAGCTTGAAGATGTTTGGTTTAATGCCACGTTTGATTTTCCACTTTACATTATTAACGTCAAACTCAATCTCAACTAGACAACTCTTTTCGTTGGTACTATTGATCAGTTGTGCCTTATTAATCTTACGAAATGACTTTCCATACAAGACGAATGTCAATGCATCAAGAATAGTTGACTTACCTGCACCATTGGCTCCAATGATTAGGGTGGTTGCAGTCCCATCAAGAATAACTTCGGTTGGTTGATTACCGGTACTTAAAAAGTTACACCAGGAGATTTTCTTAAACGTTATCATATTCTTCGTCAGGTGGGATTACAATGTCATTGGGGGTGATCACAGTATAACGGTGATCGTGTATTTCACAAGTCTTTATCATCACTTCATCATCCACTTCTAACACAGTCATCTCAGGATAGTCAAGTTCCTCTAATTGCATAGAGTATCTTGTGGCATCATCCTCTTCCATAAAGATGTAAAGAACTTGTTCTCCATCTTCATCGATAACAGAATATGCTCCCTCCTTTTCCTTTCCGACAACTGTGATAATATACATTAAAGGACCTCACATGCTTCCTGATATATTTCTTTAATCAGTGATTGAATTAATGGTTTATTTAACTCTGTTTCCGACTCATCAATATACCTACTTAGGATAGACATAGTATCTTCAGACTCTTCTGCTTCAAACTCATCAGACTCTATGAGTTGAAAATTCTCAACAATCTTGAGATCAGCAACACTAGAGGAGTAAAGTTTGTCGATGAACTTTTCAAACTTTTTAATATCAGTCTTCTTTCTTACAACAACTTTGACAATCTTATTCTCGTACTCTGAAGTATTGAATGTTTGATAGTCTGTATCATCATAGTAGATGATGTAAAAGAGTCTGTATGGATTACTTACTGGGGTATGTTCAAGGGACTTAGTATCAAAAATATGGAAACCTCTGGAGTCGTTAACATCGTTCCAGAACATCTCATAGGGATTACCCAGATAGAACACGGTTCCATTGTCGGATCGACTGTGATAGTGCCCCGAAAAGACTTTCTTGAACTTATCAAAGGATCTGCTGTCGTGACCGTGTTCCATGATGTGACCCGGTGTTGCAACGAACCCGTTGAGTTCAAGGTGTCCCATCGCAACTGAACACTTGGTTTTTTTGATAACGTTAAGAGTTTCTTTGTGGTTCTCTTCATTAATCCAGGGAATGAATAAAGTTTTGAGACCACCCAGAGATACTTCTGTAGGAGAAGAATAAACCTCAACATTATCATATTCTTTTAGAAGAAGATCGACAGCATTAATTGAATTTGTATTCTTGTAGTATGCATCATGATTACCCACCATAAGGTGCATTTTGATACCACGTTCCTTGAGAGGATCAAATACAACTCTCTTGGACCACTTTAATGCTTTGAATTCGATACCCTTACGGCTATCAAATGCATCACCCATGTGGACTATAGTATCGATACCTTCTTTATCCAACGTGGGAAAGAAGATATCGTTGTAGAACTTTTCGAAGTAGTCATGAAAGAGTTTAGAACCTTTCCTTGCCCCATAGTGCGTGTCAGTAATTATTGCAACACGCATTATTCTTCCTTAACTTCCCAAGACCCACCAACACCACCATCCATGTTGACAACAATATCTTGTGGTTCAACAGGTGTATATGAGTGCTGAGGTTTGTGTTCCCTATCCATAGGGAGAGATCTAGTCAAATCTCTACGAGATTGATTTTTGATAACGATGAAACAATCTTTGTTGTACTTACGAGTACCAATAGGTGACTGCCACTTTCTGTTGTACTCTTCACCAACATCAATACCTGAGACCTGAGTACCACCGAGTTCTACAGTGATTTCATCATCCACAGACCAACCAAGTTTCTCAACATAACCAGCAACTAGTTCATTGATAGTTGGTTCATCTAGAATACGCTCTTCTGGGTCAAGACTCCCATTCATAATCAACCACCTCTCAGTTTTTGATGCACTGCATCTTTGATGCTATTATAGTCAGAGTAGTTACTACTGTCAAGGTCATTAGAATCAAAGACCTCATCAAAGTCACTCTTCTCAAGAATTTTGTTTTTAATTTCTAGTTGCTTCTTCTCTTGAGAAATCCTTCTCAGGAAAGCATAGTAGATAATCTGAGTGAAGTATGCAAAGGGGTTCTTTGACTTCTCTGGATTAAAGTTATGAATATATCTTACGCAGTTCTCAATGCCATCACAAATCATATCATCCTTGAACATGTAGTTCACGAAGTTAGGTTTGTATGATAGATGGTTTGCAATCTTCAGAAAACATTCACCAATATACCTAGGAATAACTGGTTTGGGTTGATCATTAAGTTTTGCTGTTGCAACCTGTGCAAAGTAATTCTCAAGAGCATTCAGAAATTCCTTATTGTTTACATAGTGTTCTGTACTTCTTGGTTTTGGCATAATGGTTTCAAGTCTTTAACCCGAATAATGTGTTGTAATTATTATAACATGATCTTATCAGTTCGACAAGTGTTGACAAGAATACAAATGCCACATAGACTAGGCTTGTCCCGTTTGATAGATAAGTTATAGGTTCTTAGAGATTATAGAGTTTTTCTAGAACTTCTTTAGCATCATGTACATTGGAAAGATATCCCATCTTTCTATCTAACTTCTGAAAGTTACCTTTAGTAGATTTTCTTATGTACTCTTGGTAGTTCATAATCATCTCTAGATTTTCAGATTCAGACATTGTAAGTACATCATCTAGATTAATTATAAAAAGATCTTCATGAGAAGTCTTTAACCATGGTTCAAACTTATACCCAGTAACAGAACCTCTACTCTTCACAGGTTCTATCATAAT